CAATCTCGTAAATGCCAGCAGCAGCGCACACCAACTGGGTGCCTGATGACAGCGTGACGCCCGCATTGAATGCGGAAGACGCGCTGAATGTGATCACCGTCGCCGTGTTGGCTACAGCAGTCTGGTCAACCGTAGACTCAAACTGCCCGAAAGCGTTGCCGCTCAATCGGTCAAAAGGCACCGTGCCGACAGTCAGCACACCATCCTTGCGCACAGACCACTTCGACACACCGCCCACTTGCAAGTCATCGAGAAGGCTGCTAGCAGCCGAGGCCGTATCCGTGACGTTGAACACGCGAGCCTTGAACGTCGTCAGGGCGTTATTCCATGTATCCGCTAGCGCACCAATGGACTTGCCGACAATCGCCGCAGCGGTCGCCTTCTTCGTCTCTGTGCTGCCGGTGTCGACGATCGGCAAGACGTCAGCGGCAGGATCGATTGACCCCTGCGCAAGTGACGTCAGCGCCGATATCTTCTTCGTCGCCATTACATGACACCACGCGCGCGTCGAGCGGCTTCATCCTTGCGCTTGGCAATCATCTGGGCAGCAGACATCTCGCCCTGCTTCATGCCTTCGGCCATGCCAGCAGCCATGCCTTCGGCCTTGCCCTTCTTCTTGCCTTGCTTGCGCATATAGCTACCAAATCCAGATAAGCCAGCCATTAGCCACCTCCAAGCAAACGGGAAACGCCTACCGAGCCGGTCTGCTGACTGGCCGGTGTCGACATGATCGTAGATCCGCGGCCACGGCGACGGGCCATGCGGCGCTGTTCGATGCGAGAGAGCTGCGCCTCATCCACCGTCGGAGGCGGAGGCGTCGGCTCGATCTTCGGCATCTTGGGCTTAAAAAGACTTGACATATCGCACTCCCTTTGGGTTGCGACAACAGTCTACCCCAGCACTCGGTAGTCTGCTACAGCGGATTGATGCCCCATGCGACGGGATGATTCTGTCCCGCGGAACGGCTTGCGACCTTTCGCCAGATAGCGGAATGCGTCGGCAAAGTGCGACGTCCAATCGTGTACCGGCTTGTCGCGGAACCGCTGGAGTTGGTCGCTGTACTCGCGTCGGTATTGCTTCAGCGCGTCGATCGCTCGAGTCATGCGCGCCTTGGCTTCGTCTCTGGTCTCGCCCGGGAACGGATCAGGGTCGAGGTTAAACTCGCAGGCTGGCAGCATCGTGCGCACCGCTTGGATGCCATCGTCCACCGCGTCACGCTCGAGCACACGCGGTTTGAGGCCGTAGCCCGCGGCTACCTGTACTCGAGACTGACCGCTGCCCCATTCCTGCACAGCGCCGTCGTGCGGCCATACATGGTCACCGTAGACGTAATCGAGCGCGAGCAGCTTCTTGGCGTACCAATCGAGGCCGACACCGCTGCCCTCGAGTACGTTGATGATGCGCACCTTGTGACCGATCAACTGATAGAACCAGATCACCGTTGAGTCGCCGACGCCAATATCCCATGCCGTACCGACAGGCTGGCCGATGATGTGCGGATACTCTGCGATGCGGCCATTCAGCTCTGCCGATCGGATCAGCTCACCAAAGTACGCGCCCGGGATGTCTGCGTCGAAGTCGCAGTAGTATTCCTGCCGGATGATCGCTTCGGCTTCCTTGTCGCCGCGCTCCATGCGCAGCTCTTTGCGCTCGCGCTTGATGGTGTCGATCGGGATCGCTTTCGTGTCCTCGACCGTCAACACCTGCCCGAACCAGTCAGCGTCCTGCCGCGCGTAATCGACGAGCCGAGCGAAATGATTCCGCCCTCGAGGCGTCGAGATGAAGATCGCCCAGCCGCCGTTCTCGGCGAGGATTGGTCGCAGGAATGCCCACGCATTGGGATCTGCCATCGCGTACTCGGAGAACACGACACCCACCGGAGGCGAACCAACGAGGCTGTTGTAGTTATCTGAGCCGACGACCTGCCATGTCGAACCGTTCTTGAACCGGATAAACATATCCTGCTCACGGGTCGTCTCGCGTAGCTCCTCGGGGAATGCGTCGTCGATGCGACGTCTGCCGGTGTGCGGGTTCACCGCGTCCCAGATCGCCTTACGCGACTGGTTGGCCTGCGGGAGCATATGCCACACAGATCCGACGCGGGTCATCATGGACACAGCCGCCCAATGCAGGCTGATGTCGTCCTTACCCGATCGACGATGCCATGCCAGAGCGAGGCGCTTCGTGCCGCTCTCAAGCGCTCGCCATGCCGGGATCTGGTAGTGGCGAGGGAGCCAGCCGTTAGCTGGCAGGTTTATCGTTGGCATCCGTAATCCGTAGCACGTTGACCGTCAGGCCGACGTTACCGGAATGCTCGAGGTCCACCTTGTCGCCGTAGCGCTTGGGCAGGAACTTGGAGGCGAACCACTTGCGCACATCCAGCTCGACACGGGCCTGTGCAGCGTCGATCACGCCAGCGCGCATATCCTCGATGACCTGCTCGGCTTTCTCGACCTGATCGGCTGCGAGAGCCTCTAATGCGCGCGCGTAGTTGTCACCAGCGCTTACACGCAAAGCCGCTGCTCTGAACGTCGCCCGATTGATTCCGGCCTCTTTGCAGGCTGCGTTCTCGGACATTCCGCCCTCGACTAGCTCGAGGACTTTGCGCACTTGTTCTGCGCGATCGGTCATTACTTCTCCGTCAAGCGTCGAACGACAGCGCTGCGCTTGGCTTTCTTGGCCGCGGTGCGAGCAGTCGAGAGCGCGATCGCCACCGCTTGCTTCTGCGGGCGGCCAGCCTTGACCTCTGCCGAAATGTTCTTGCTGATCGTGGCTTGGCTATATCCTTGCTTGAGAGGCATGGTTTATTTCCCCTTGGCCTTGTTTCGTTCGCTTATCGCTTTGGCTTTCGCTTTCGCGTCTTCTTTCGAGCTGGCTCCCCATGCTCGGAGGGCGAGGGCGAGGCGGGTTGGCTTACCGTCTTTCTCCATCGGCCCCGGAGCATTGCCCATGCGCGCGAGAAAGCTTGCTCGACGCGGATTGTCGCCGCTGCGAACCGGAGCCTTAAGTGTTCCACCAGTCTCTCGAGCATAACTAGCCCTTCCTTTCTCGTTGAGGCCGCCCTTGGGGTTCTGGCCCTCTTTGCGCTGCCATGCAGCCGTCTTCATGGGATCAGCCTGACATCGTTAGCCGGGCGATCCCGATCTTCGTAGAACGGAATGCGCTCACGGACTGCGCCACCGAGCGCAGGGCGAGCCACCGCTTGTGCGCCTGCCAGTCTGGTTGCACGGGCAGCGAGCGGACGGAATGCAGCCGCACCCACCCGGATCTCACCAGCGATACCGCGGCGTATTGGCGGCAACTCATCCGGGGTGCCGTTATCGCCGAGACGGCTTGCCAGCACTTCCGAATCCCTTCATCAGGAAATCGCGGGCCTCGGCAGCAGACTTGAACTTGAGTTTCAACTCAAGCTCGCCGGCCTCTTCGCCGCCTTCCTCTTCGCCTTCGTAGCCTTCCTCGTCCATCATCTCGAGGTGCTTGGCGAGCATCATTGCGCCTTTGCCTTTCATTTCTTCAACGCCGTTTTCGCAGATTCACGAAACGCCTTTGCTGTCGGCGCACCCTTGGTGCCGAGCTTACGCATCTTCTCGCCGCTTCCGGCTTTGATGCGCTCGCGCTTGGCATGAATGTTCGCGTAGAGTCCGGGCTTCATACCAGAATTCTATGCCGCTGGCGGCAGATCGTCTACCGGCTTTTGCTTGACCTTGGCACCCCGGGCGAACTTCAGAATCGTCGCCTTCTCCTTCGGCGGCGGTTCGGGATTGCACTCGCAACATCTGATCCAATCCCCCAGCCCGTCAGCGATCCAGCCTGCCGCGTTACAGTTTGGGCAGGGCGCTAACCTGATTCCATCCGTCACGAATCCAGTCTCCGTTCGTACTCGTTCAACACCCGGCGCGCCCAGATCGAGGGGCCATCGTCGTTCCATTTGCTGATCCTGCGCAGCACCCGCTCATATTGCTTCATGGTATGCCAAGACACCATCAAAGTCAGCGCCAGATCAACGCCTGCCAACTCCTCGTCCGTTACATCGTCCTCAACGGTATACATGATCCTTCCCTCAAGTAAGGCGGCACCCAATCCTTACCGAAGTCGAAGGGTTCCGGCAAGCCACGTTCGACGCGGGATATTTCGCGGTGAATTGCGTTTAGCTCTTGATTTAATTTGCGAATTTGGCACCAAAGTTCGCGCAGTTTTTCT